AGTTTCGCAATACGAGCTTGTACACCTTTACTGTAATCTTCTAATTTATCGTCGTCTTGTTTTTCTTCTAACTTTGTTTCTCTTTCATTTTCATATGTTTTATCTGTTCCTGTTTCTTGTTCCGGCGCTCCAGTATCTACTACTGACTCGTCTTTTGTTTCTTCGATTTCTATATCTGCACCGGGACCCGATGTATCTATATCAACCATTTTCTTTTCTTCGTCTGGCATAGTTACTCCTTCCTATGATTAAAACTCATGCAAGATGTCCTCTGGACTATCAATTGTTGCTAACACTTCATCGTCGTTTAGCAGACGCATCTCTCCACCATCTATCTTGATTCGACTACCTGCATATCTTGCAAACATAATCCAATCATTGACCTTGCACCATGGACCGTCAGGGTATCTTTCTTTATCCCCATAACAATCTGGACCCATAGCCATTACTAATCCTACTTGTGAAGCAACTTGTTGTTTCTCCAAAGTAGTTTCAGCTAATACTAATCCACCTTTAGTTTTTTCTTTCATCTTGAAAGGTAAAACTAAAAGTCTCCAACCAGTTGGTTTTGGTAATTTTGGTTCTTCTTTTTTTGTTTTTTTTACACCAATAAGATCATTTTTTGGTGTTAATATCGATGACTGTTCCTTCATTTTGCTCCTTATCGTTTAGCAGGTTAGAGAGTTCCTGTCTTGTTGCCTCGTAGGCGTTTATTTGTCCTATTATATACTTATAATTTTCCATATTGTCAACACCACCAGAAGTTACATTTATTGCAAGTGCTTCTATTCTAGTATTGATAAAACGAATTAACTTATTGATTGCTGTTTCTAACTGCATTTAACATTTCCATCTTCTCCGTGCTTGTCTGATTCGAGAATTAGGATCGTTACGAGTTTTTGCTGATGACCTTTTTAATTGTCCAAGTGATCTTGCGCAGTATGATTTTCTACGATTAGCAGCTTTTGATCCTGGCTTCACTTTACCAGTCACGGCTGTTTTTAATTTAGAACCGGGATTTGCTCTTCTATAGGCAGCGACACCGGCTCGAGTCATGCCTGCTCCAGACTTTGTAGGTCTGTAGTTCTTTTTATTTCTTGAAATTGGATTTTCTTTTTTTCTCATTATGCTGTTTTCTTTTTTGCAAATGTTGCAACGTTAGTTGGTTTTCCTCCTGGATTACCTGCAGCTCTCTTTCGTTTGACAGCAGAGGCCTTTTGCCCTTTTGTCATCCGTGTGGCTTTTGCAAGTGGGACGCATTTTGGATACTTCCTTTTGCTGCCCTTCGATCTCCCGCACGGTTGATATTTTCCGTCTTTCTTCGGTGCTCCTATGTCCACCCATTTCTGTGCTACCCATTCTCGTAGTCCTCCTTTTGAGTAGTAAGCTCTCATTACGAATTTTTTCCGTAAGCTTTGCCTTTACCTTTCATTGCTAACTTACATCCTCTACCACCACTTTTATACATAGCACGAGGTTGACTCATCATCATTCCACCACCCATAGCTTTTTTTCTATTTTTCTTTTTACCACCGGGTGTAACTTTTCCAGAGCAAACTGCAGAAGCATACATATTAGCGTACGCTGAAGGGTACACTTTGAATTTTCTTTTTGCTGCTGCTTTTCCTCTTGGACAAAGTTTAGCCATTATCTTTTTCCTTTTTTTGCTTTTCCACCTTTTTTAGCAACCATTCTATTTGGGTTGTAACCCATTTTTTTTGCTACTTCAGGTGCTGATTTAGCTAATTTAGCTAAACCTTTTTGTTTACTTTTACTTATTGCTTTTCCTGGCATTTTATTTCTCCTTTTTCTTTTTTAGTTTAAGTTTACCATCTTCGATAGCTATATCTTGTTCTACAAATTCTTTGTATTTAGGAAATTTCTTTTTAGCAGCACCATGTCCTACTGTTGCACCAGCTGCAACAGCACCTGCAGTGCCGATTACTTTTTTCTCATCTCTTTTTCTAGCAGCTTTAATATCTTTCATTCTTTTTTCGTATTTTTGATTAATAGCAGAAACGTTTTTAATATGTTTACTAGTAATTTTTTTATATTTATTTATGTTTTTACCACCACTTAATGATTTATCGAAATCTTTATAACTTTGTAATTCTTTTAAAGCTTTGTCAGTATCAGCTCTTTTTTTAGTTAAATTTTTAGCGATAGGAACAGACTTAATTGCTTTGCCTGCGTTTCTTGCTTTATATCCGTAACTTAAAATACCCATTATTTTTTTCCTCCGTTTCTAAAAATTTGTGTACCCTTTATACCATAAATACTCGCGACGACAAGGATCCAAAGATTTGTAAACCATGACGGAAGCTGCGAGAACATCTCGAAGAATAATTTTACCTTGTCCATAGCAGTTGGGTCATCTGATATGACTGCATATGCGAGCACCAACACGGGCAAACTGAGAATTATTAAAACTGCCTCGTCCTTCCAGTCTGATTGTCGGGCTTCTAGCAATTTACCCTGATATTGCTCCTCACCACGGGCCATTTTTTCTGCATGCATTAGTTGTGCATCAGACATTGCCATCTTCGTTCTCTGCTTGTTAGCGTAAATCTTACTTCCAGCAGAAACGGCTAATTTAATCGCCGATAACCACATAAATTAGTACCAAGTAGCTTCTTTTTTCTTTTCAGCTAACATCTTTTTAGTTCCTCTTACTTTTTCCTTGTCTCCAGTAGGAATATAGTTGAAAGAACCATTAGATGTAGTCTTTGATCTAGGATCAACTTCCAAATTTTGTTCTGGAATTTGAATTTCCTTTGATTTTTTATAGTTTATCATAGTTTGTCCTTTTTATTGTTTAATTATATCAACGTCAACTTTTTCTTTACCAATATCAGGCATAGCTTTTTGCAAAATTGTCTTTTCAATCGATGTTTCAGCTCTTAATTCAGCTAAATCTTCGTTTTGATCCATTTTATCTTCAGCAATTTCTTTACCTTGGACTAATTTTGCCTTGTCTAAGTCGTTTCTTGCTTGATCTTGGTCTTTTTTACGTTGATTTTCCATTGCACGTAAGTCAACTTCACGTGATTTTAGTTTTAGAAGAGGGTCATGATCAAATTGTGATGTAATTTTCTTTTCTTCCTTCATAAAATCTTCTGTCATTTCAGAAATTAACACTGCTTTTCGTGCTTCTATCTGTTGAGTCATCTGTTGTAGCTGTTGTGCAGCCATTGGATTCTGTGCTGCAGCTTGTTGCATTGCTTGCATCTGCATTAACTGCTCTCTAAACTCTAATTGTATCTGTTCTTGTGCCATCAAACTTATATGTTCTAAAATATTTTTTTGTATTGCAGCCATAATTGGTGGATTGTTTCTTACCATGTTTGTTGACATAAAATTTAAGTGTGCAGTTATGTGTGCTTGATGGTCTTGACCAGGAAAAGCTTGGAATGGTT